ATGAAAAAGATTATCGCATTTTTAAAAATGAGTAACCGTTACAAGCATCTTATCGGTGGTTTGATGGTAGGTCTATTGGGATTTACTCCTTGGACGGCCTTTTATGCTGCGGCCATTGCAGCTTCCTGTCTGGAACTGAAAGATACTCTTCGGGGAAGTCCTTGGGACTGGATTGATTGGGGGCTCACCGTCGCGGGTGGCAGTATATCCGTTTTATTTTGGATGATAGTGTAATTCGTTTATCTGTTTTGCCTGTTAAATCAGTAACTTTGCAAGCGGTAGAGTTCCCCAATAGTCCGTGTGGTCTATCGCGGGTACAACAATGCGAATGCGAATGGCGGTGTGTCGAATGCGAATGCGAATAACGATGCTTCGAATACGAATGCGAATGTCGGCTCGCGTCTGGAAATCTAACAAATCGGCGTACAGCAGCGGGGACGTGTCCCCGAAGCGGTGCCGAGGGGAGCAAGCCACAGCAACAGCACCAGAAAAGGTGGAAAGCTGAAAAATCACGCGTCGGGTGGAGTTTGGTAGGCTGTTATCAGTTCGAAGAAGTCAGACCCGGGGAAAGGAAGGCCCTCATCTTCCATGTTTATTAACCAATAGCTTATGCGCAGGGAAGGATATATTATCGAGGAAATCATCGAATACTCCAATATGTCGGAGGCATTCGATTCGGTACTTCGCGGAACCGATCGTAAGAGGTCAAGGCAGGGACGATTCCTGCTTGCCCATAGGGAGAAGATTATCACCGAACTGACGGCTTCCATTGCGGACGGCTCATTCCGGCTGGGCGGCTACCATGAGAGGGAAATTGAAGAATACGGTAAAAAACGTATTTTGCAGATCCTGTCCATGAAAGACCGCATCGCTGTGTTTGCCATCATGAATGTGGTGGACCGCCACCTGCAAAAACGTTATATCCGGACAACCGGTGCAAGCATCAAAAGGCGCGGTACTCATGACCTGATGAACTGCATACGTACCGATTTGCAAAAAAATCCGGAAGGCACGCTTTACGCATACAAATTTGACATCCGGAGGTTTTATGACAATGCGCGGCAGGACTTTGTTATGTGGTGCTTCCGGAGGGTGTTCAAGGACAAAAGGCTGTTGGTCTTGTTGGAGCGGTTTGTTAAGCTGCTGCCGGAAGGTATCAGTTTCGGACTGCGCAGTTCACAAGGGGCAGGAAATCTGCTTCTGTCTGTATTTTTAGACCACTATCTGAAGGATAAGTACGGGGTTCGTTATTACTATCGCTATTGCGATGACGGACTGGTACTCGGTAAAACGAAAGCGGAATTGTGGAAGATTCGTGATGCTGTTCACGGGCAAATGGGAAAAATAGACTTGGAAATAAAGCCGAATGAACGGGTGTTCCCTGTGGAAGAAGGCATTGATTTCCTTGGCTATGTTATCCGTCCCGACTATGTAAGATTGCGGAAACGCATCAAACAGAAGTTTGCCCGGAAAATGCACGAGGTAAAATCGAGAAAAAGACGGCGGGAACTGATTGCCAGTTTCTACGGCATGACGAAGCACGCCGACTGTAATAAGTTGTTTAAAAAATTAACAGGCAAAGAAATGAGAAGTTTTAAAGACTTGAATGTCGCTTACAAGCCGGAAGACGGTAAAAAGCGATTCCCCGGAGTGGTGGTAAGCATCCGGGAACTGGTAAACTTACCCATTGTAGTGAAGGACTTTGAGACCGGTATCAAAACCGAGCAGGGAGAAGACCGCTGTATTGTGGCCATCGAAGTGAACGGCGAGGCAAAGAAGTTCTTCACCAACAGCGAGGAAATGAAGAATATTCTCGCACAAGTAAAGGAAATGCCGGATGGTTTCCCGTTTGAAACGACCATCAAGACAGAGACATTCGGCAAAGGTAGAACCAAATACGTGTTTACATGAGAAGAGTTGAAGGAAGTTCCGGGGTTTCGCTGATGGAATGCACGAACCCGGTTAAAGACAAATGGCGCATCCGATGGGATGTGCAGGAAAAAGAGAACGGCTCTGCCTCCTACATGGAAGAGGAGTTCGGGCATAAGCCTACTGATGAGGAAATCCACACATTGGTTATGTCCTGGTATAACAGCCAGACTGATGCGGCTATCCTATCCGGATTCGCCTATAATGGTGCCCATGTATGGCTTTCTGTGGAGAACCAGTACAACTATAAGGCAGCATACGATTTGGCCGTTCAGACGGGCGGAGAAACCCTGCCAGTGACGTTTAAGTTTGGTTCGGATGAACAACCGGAATACCATACTTTTACTCAGTTAGAAGAACTGAAAGATTTCTATACAAAAGCAGTAGGATTCATTCAGACAGTTCTGGCTGAAGGCTGGGAAAAAAAGGACAAGTTCAATTTGGAATTATATCGGATTGAGTGATTGACAATCCCTTCGGGGGAGGGATAAAAAAAGCCCCCGGCCTGTTAATATAGACGCCAATCATTTATTAACACAAAACGCCACGAGAGTGCGCGACCGGGGGCAATGCCCTCTGCCGCACTCTCGTGGCGTTTTTACGCATTAAATAAATGATTGGCATTGCAAAAGTACAAAAATGATTGGATATGACATTGTTTGAAGCACTTAAATTTAACAGAGAACCGCTTGAAATGCTTATAAGTTTGGGCGGCAAGCAGGATGACCTTCGATTCATAGACTTATATACGGAGTATGAGGTCATGAAAAAACAAGGTGAAAAGACCACTTATGCAGTGGCGTTTTTGGCAAATAAATATTCGGTAAGCGAACGTAAGGTGTATGATGTTATCAAACGGTTTGGAAAGCACTGCACGCTCGGTGCAGTGTGATTGATGTGCCGGGGATGCCTTGTGTTGTCCGGTAGAGCTACCTTTGTACAACCAAAAATAAAGCTCATGAATAAGTATTACCAGACATTAGACAAGATACTCCAAACGGGCAAAATCCAGACCAATAGGAAAGGGCGTATCAAGTATCTATTAAACGAAAGGCTCATGCTAACCCCCGCTGATTTACTTGACATATTTGAAAGCCACGGGATAGCCAGGAAAAAGCTGAAAGAGGAATTGAAACTGTTTATGCAAGGAGTCCGGGATGTGGAAAAATACAAAGAGGCAGGGATTACCTGGTGGGATTATTGCGGCCATACCCTTGTAAACAGCTATCCAACTTACTTTGAAAAGCTTCCACCCCTCATAACCAGGATTAACCGGGAAAAGCGCAACAGCAAGAATTATGTCCTGTTTCTTGGAGAAACCGGGGTGGAAAGCAACCAGGCACCCTGCCTGAGTCTTGTGCAGTTCCAAATTGATGAGGGAGAATTGGTGCTATCTGCATATCAGCGTAGTTCTGATGCGAACCTTGGGCTTCCGGCTGATATTTATCATCTTTATCTGATGGCAAGGCAGGTGGAGCTTCCCCTGAAGTCCATAACCCTTGACCTTGGAAATGTGCATATATATGAAAATAACATTGACCGGACTCTGGAACTGTTATCCGGAGTTGAAAACATTAAATTTGACTTGAACGTATGAAGAATATGAATTTATCTGCACCACTGCCATTTGTAGGCCAAAAAAGAATGTTTGCTAAAGAGTTTATTAAAGTTTTGGAACAGTTCCCTGAAGATACCGTGTTTGTGGACTTGTTTGGCGGTTCCGGACTTCTTTCGCATATAGCCAAAAGAAGCAAGCCCGATGCTACTGTTGTCTACAATGACTTCGACAACTACCGGTTCAGACTGAAAAATATCCCACAGACAAATAAACTGCTTGCCGATATTAGGGAGCTGGTGGGTAATTCGATACCCAAACATAAACCAATTAAAGGGGAACTTAGAGAACGCATTTTTAAACGTATCGAGGAAGAAGAACTAAATGTTGGGTACGTGGATTTTATAACCTTATCATCCTCACTTATGTTCTCCATGAAGTATAAATTGTCTGTAGCCGAAATGCGCAAGGAAGTCCTTTATAACAACATTCGCAAGACCGGTTATCCGGAGTCTTCTGACTACTTAAAAGGGCTTGAAATTGTATCATGCGACTACAAAGCAGTATTCAACCAATATAAGGATGTTCCCGGAGTCGTCTTTTTAATTGATCCGCCTTATCTTTCCACTGATGTTGGTACGTACAATATGTATTGGCGCTTGTCTGATTATTTGGATGTTTTAAAGATACTCGAAAAGCATTCCTTCGTTTATTTCACATCCAATAAATCCTCCATACTTGAACTGTGTGAATGGATTGGAGCAAACAAAACCATTGGCAATCCTTTTGAGGGTTGTACAAAAAAGGAATTCAATGCCCACATGAATTATTCTGCCGAATATACAGACATGATGCTGTATAAGAAACAGGAAAAATTAGTTCATAAAACAGCTGCTTAGCACTGAACAAAGATACAATTTTTCAAGTAGAAGGCCAAACTTTTGAGCCTTATTTTAATGCCGTTATAAAGCCATTTTTTATGAAATTATAAAGCCGAAACAGAGGTCATTACAAAACTTTTGTTTCGGCTTTTTGAGTGTTGCGCGCTTTCCTTTTTTGAACGCTTCGTTTTGTCCTTTTCCCTGAAAATCGAACGCTTCGTTTCGGATTCTGCGGAAATTTGGATTTGCGGATTATATCATGGGGATGGCGTAAACGCATGTCCCGTTTTTCACGCGGTCGGTGATGAACAGCGTGTGGCGGCGGATGCAGAATTTCTCAGGTGCTTGCAGGGTGATGCCGCCGATGGTGGTATGGTCCTTCATGATCTCTCCCGTCCGGGGATTGACCTCACAGAACTTTTCTGTGCCGTTGGAACTTACAAACAGTCTTCCTTCGTAGAAATCCAAGTCGTAGGGTACATTTTTATAAGCCAGTTGCCCGGTGCGTTTGGGTGAAACTCCTTCCCGTATCCCGTCGGGGGCGAACAGGTCTATGCGTTTGGCGGGATGGATGGAGTAGAGCAGGCCGGTCTGTTCGTCCACCGCCATGCCGTAAGTGCCGTTTGTCTCGCCCAGATGTTCGGAACGTACATAAATCCGCGGAGTCACTCCGGACTGTATAGCCTGCTCTTCTACAAAGTTGACGTAGCGTTTGTCGTGTATCATGACCAGCCCTTTGTAGAGCAGCACATCGAAGGCATGTACGGTCTGCGTGGGCCCTGTTCCCCAGCTTCCATTGCCTATGCAGGTAAGGAACTGATGGCTCTTCGCATCAAAAATCTCGGTACGGCTTCCTTCGTGGGTGACATAAATCTTGTCGTGGGCACGGGTGACACCGTTCGGGCGGCCGCCGAATTTCCCGGTAACTTCTCCGTGCTTCCATTCCTTGATGCTTCCCAAGTGCTTCTTGCCGCTGCCGGCAAGGCCGAACACCTCTACGCTGTACTGGTTGTCCGCATCGTTCACGGCATACAGGGTATCTCCGTACACATATACATCCTTGGGGCGGAAGGTGGTTCCCGTAGCGCCGGGCAAGTCGGTATAATCCAGCTTGAACGCCACCGGCTCCCCGTCGTTTCCTCCCCGGTCGGTCTCTCCGCGCAGGGGAGACAGGCCACCGTCCAGCGCATCGAGTTCCGGGTCTTCGATAATGTGTTTCGAAGCCACGTATATATCATCAAAATAACGGTTCCTGCTCCAGCGGGTGTGCAGGAAGCGGCGGGAATAGACGGGCAGCTCCTTGTCCAGCGACAGCGCCACATATACGTTGTTGCACAGGGTGATCCATCCCGGACCCGTCTGTTCGTAGGTCATGTTTCCCGCATGGCCGTAGCCCACACAGTGGGCAAACTCGTGGAATATGGTTTCGGTGATGCTTTTGTCATCGGCATAGTGTTCCAGATAACACACTTCATGCATGCCGAAGGTGGTTCCTCCGCCCAGTCCCATCACGCCGGTGGTATAGCCGAAGGTCAGTCCGCGGTGGTTGAGCACGTTGGCCAGCAGGGCGGTCTTGTCTATTTCCGCCTTGTCATTGTTGCTGTGCAGCGGGCCGAACTCGTACAGGGCGGTCTTGAACCGTTCCGACGAGAACATATACGCCATGTTCAGCGCGATGGCCACCGCCTCACGCGTGTGCGAAGCCTTCATCTTGTACTTCCAGCTGTCTTGGGTGTCACTGTATCTGCCGAAGGCGATGTACCATTTGCACCGGATGGATTGTAGCCTTGCCCAGTACGGGTCGTCACACTCTACGGTGAAGGTCAGGTTTTCTTCCGTGAGGTAGGGGTTTGCCATGATCCGTATTTTCTTTCCGCTGCGGGTATAGGCGGTCAGGTCCTTGGTGGCGAACGGTATGTGTACCCGGAGTTGCTGGAAAGGCATGATCTTTTCCAGCGACATGAACTTGAATTCTTCCTCGTAACCGTCTATCCTGGCCCAGAAAGTCACGTTTTTCAAGGCTCTGGGACTATAGAAACGGAGTTGGAAACAGTGCTCGTCGTCCATTCCGAACTGAAGAGGCCGGCTGACGTAGAAGCTGCGCTGGCCGGAGTCGAAATAAACATCCTGGGATTCATTGTCATTCAGCAGGTAATACGTGTTGTCCGGGTTATAATCCGTTTCGGCCAGCCGGACGGGCAATTCGTTGTTTGCCACGTTTCCTTCTCCGGAAACCGGAAGTTCGTCCTCTTTGCAGCTGCCCAGCAGTAAAAGCATACCTGCTAAAATCAACAGGCTGGTGGAAAAAAGTTTTTTCAT